GGTGGGGCTGCAGGAGGGGGCAAGTCTTTCGCTTTGCTTGTTGATCCTCTTCGTTATTGTCATAACCCTAATCATCGTGGTCTTCTCCTAAGAAGAACTCTTGATGAACTAACAGAACTGATTGACAAGTCAAGACAGTTATATACAAAGGCTTTTCCGAAAGCAACATTTAGAGAATCAAAATCCACGTGGGTGTTCCCTTCTGGGGCAACAATGTGGTTTACTTATCTAGACAGAGATAAAGATGTTACTCGATTTCAGGGACAGGCTTTTAACTGGATAGGAATAGACGAAATAACACAATACCCCACACCATACGTGTGGGATTACTTGCGTTCAAGACTACGTACAACAGATGACGAACTAAGACCGAATATGTCTATGCGTTGTACTGGAAACCCCGGTGGAGTTGGAGGGTGGTGGATTAAGAAGATGTACATTGATCCACATGAATATAATAAACCCTTTCCAGCCACAGATATAGAAACAAGAGAGCAGTTATTATATCCAGAGGGTCACGAAAAAGCAAGGCAACCGTTGTTCTACCGAAAGTTTATTCCTGCACGGTTGACTGATAATCCCTATCTGATGCAAGATGGCAGATACGAAGCCATGCTCAGATCGCTCCCAGAAGTCGAACGGAAGAGACTTCTTGAAGGGGATTGGGATGTCGCAGAGGGAGCGGCCTTCCCAGAGTTTTCTAAACCAAAGCACGTTGTTGAACCTTTTGAAGTTCCAACTAACTGGCCCAGAATACGTGCAGCGGATTATGGGTATGCAAGCCCATCTTGTGTATTGTGGGGGGCTATAGATTGGGATAACAATATCTGGATCTATAAAGAACTTTATGTAAAGCAATATACAGCAGAACAACTTGCTGATAAGATAATGGAAATGGAACAGCTTGAACCCACTCCACATTACTCTGTTCTTGACTCATCGTGTTGGAATAAAACAGGGTTTGGACCATCAATAGCAGAAACTATGATGCGTATGGGAGTTAGATGGACACCTTCCGATAGAAATAGGCTACAGGGTAAAATGGAAATACATAGACGATTAGCAGATAACCCATTGACAAAGTTGCCTAGAATCCGTATATTTAATACATGTAACAACATTATTCGACAACTGGCAGGAATACCGTTGTCTAAAACTAATTCAGAAGATGTGGATACTAAAGCAGAAGATCATGCATACGATGCTCTACGATACCTTTCTATGTGTAGAACTTCAGGTCATGCTTCTATTCATAAATCTTTAAACCACATTAAAAGTCAAACTTACGAAGTTCAAGATAAGGTATTTGGATACTAATGGTTAAAGCAGCAGAACAACCGATATTTATAGCTGAATTTGAACAGCAGTTATTGCAACACCCAAAAGGTAGAACGTTTGCTATTGCAAATACTTCTATGGAAGAACTCTATAGAAATATAAACATTGGATACAAAAAAACTCTAACAAGATCTGAAGTAGACAAAAGTATTAAACTTTTACAAGAGTCTGGTTTAGGTGAAATGACACCTGCTGAATTAAATACAGGTGAAGGCAAGGTTAAATTTAGAGATGCCATGACAGGACCTGCCTATAAAAGCTTTGGTCAAAGTTTTACAACTAAGTTTTTACAAGGTTTAGACAAACCAATGGCAAATGCAGGACTTGGCGACTCTTGGGGAAGAAGAACTATAATAGGTGAATTAGGTGATGCAAAAGCTAAACAACTTTTTGATTTAGATCCTACAAGAGCTAAAATAAGAGATTTTCCTGTTGATACATTTCCAAAAATAAAAACAACCTTAATGAGGTTGCGAAATACAGATCCTGAAGCAGCTACACAAATGTTGTTTCATGTCTTGCAAGGGTTTAGACCTGAAGATTTAAACGAGACAGTTAAAACACTTGATGACGGTTCAACTATAACTTATAGTGGTTTGAATTGGGAAAGTATAAATCTTAGAACAGGAGAAGTTCGTTTAACAATTAAAACAAAAAGTGGTGTTCAAGAAACAACAGGCATCCTTGCTAGTCCTTTGGTCGATGCTTTAAAAGATCTTCAAGGGGATCAAACTCTTTCTGGACCTGTGTTTAAAGATACAAAGAAAAATTCTAGTATAATTAATGCAGAGTTTGATAAAGTTTTTGGAAAAGAATTTTTACAAGTTTCAAGTCCTAAAAAAGGAACAAGATTTGAACCTATGCGAGTTAAAAAACTTCGTAACCTTAATGAATCGTTGCTTTCGGCTCAAGGAATTAACAAAACAGATGATTTAAGTAAAGCTCTTACTTTTAGAGCAAGTCCAGAGGTTGCATCAGATTATGCGACAAGCACTTCACTTAGAAGACGTATGAATAACGCTGTTGCTAAAAATCTTGTAGCTTTTGCAGGGTATTCAGATAGTCCTAGTGCATCACAATGGATGAATGATGTAGGAGTTAAAAGTCTTTCAAATAAAACAAAACAAATATCAATTACACAAGAGGTTCTTGAAGAATTTGATTATATAGATGACGCAATAGACAAAAATATTTTAAGTCAGGAAAGACTTCAATCATATTCTCCTGAGGGAAATGTACTAGGAGGTATTCCAAAAGAAGCAGATCCAGAGGTTACAAAAGCACTTAATCAACAAACTATAGCCGAAGCAAATTTAGGGGCTGAACAGGCAACTATTGCTCGTGGTGAAATAGCCGATGAAGTTATTGAAGCTCAAAAAACTTTAGCCGAAAAGAAAAAACAAAGTAAACTGGAGGTTAAAGCTCAAAAAGAAGCAGATCTATTAAAAAAGGGGGGTAATCTTTTTGATACGTTGATGTCAAGTGCTTCAAAAGTTATTTCAAAAATAGACCCAACTAAGTTAAAATCATTAACACCATTAGTTACACAAAATCCATATGCTCTTGGTGCTGCAACTGCAGGATCAGCAGCTTTGGGGTATCAAGCAAATGTAGAAGCAGCACAAAAAGGTCAAACATTTTTAGGCGAAGACCCTACACCGTTGCAAACACAAATGTATGGATTAGGTAGAACAGCCGTAGAAGAAGTAGGGGGACTTCCAGCAACTGTAGCAACTAGTGCAAAAGATATAATTGAAACAGCCCCTAAAGCTGTTATGGCGGCAACAGATTTAGCAGGATCAGGACTTGCTGCAGTAGCAGGAGAAGTAAAGAATTTGGCTGAACAGCCGAATGTAAACCGTACTCAAAGACAAACACTATCAGAACAGCTTAAAAATTTTATGGCTGGAATGGGTACAAATTTAAATATAAGCAACTAAAAGGAGAAAATTATGCCGGGAGGTAACTATAATTTTGGTGCAGGATATATTATGAACTCAGATAAAACATCTGTTGATGATGCAATGGGTTCAGATCAGTTAACACGTGAAGGATTGCAATTTGATACAAGAGCATCACGAGACGTTTTAACTCAAGATGCACCGAAGCAACAGTCAAAACCGACAGTTGAAGCTTCATTGTTTTCAATGGCTGATCAAAAGGATTATTAAATAGCTCATGGAAGAAAATTTTTTAGAACCTGCTGATGACACTGCAGTTCCTATAGTTGACCCAGAAGAAACGATGCCGGGTCTTGCTGGTCATATACGCAGTAAATTTGAACAAGCAGAAAACGGCAGGTTCACACATGAAAAAACGTGGTTACAATCTTATAAAAATTTTAGAGGAATCTACGATACAACAACGCAGTACAGAGATTCAGAACGTTCTCAAGTTTTTATAAAAATTACAAAGACAAAAGTTCTTGCAGCTTATGGTCAAATTGTAGACATACTTTTTTCAAATAAAAAATTTCCATTAGTAATTGAACCATCACCAATACCAGAGGGGATTGCTGAGTTTGCACACCTAACAACACCGATTGATCAAATTGTGCAACCTCAAAATGATCCTTATGGATTTCAAGGGGATGGCAGAGACTTACCACCGGGAGCTACTGAAGCAACCCCAAAAGAAATGGATTTTTTAGGGGGGCTAAAAGATAGGTATCCAAATGCTCCGTTGACAGAAGGTCCTTCACTTGTTGGAGAACCACAAATAAGTCCTGCTCAAAAAGCCGCTTTAAATTTAGAAAAAAATATACACGACCAGTTACTTGATACTAGTGCTGTGAATGTTTTACGAAATGCTATTTTTGAATCCTCAATGTTAGGAACAGGTATAGTAAAAGGACCATTTAATTTTTTTAAAAGAATACATAAATGGGAAAAAACCCCTGAAGGTAGAGTGTATAAACCTTACGAAAAAATTGTTCCTAGATTAGAACATGTATCTATATGGGATTTTCATCCTGATCCAACAGCAACAAGTATAGAAGACTGTGAATATGTCATACAAAGGCATAGGATGAATCGACAACAAATGCGTAATCTAATGAGTCATCCTCACTTTTCAAAAGAAGCTATTGAAAACTGTTTAGCTATGGGAGCTAACTACACAGATAAATATTATGAAGATACTATAAGACAGGATGAAACAGAAGCAAATTACAATGAAAGTAGATATGAAGTCCTTGAGTATTGGGGAGTATTAGATGCTAAATTTGCACGTGATGTAGGTATGGAAATACCAGAAAGCATGAGTGAATTAGATCAAGTGCAAGTTAACGTGTGGGTAGGTGGTAACGAAATATTGCGATGTGTCTTAAATCCTTTTACTCCTGCTCGTATTCCATATCAAGTATTTCCATACGAAGTTAACCCATACCAAATATGGGGTGTAGGTGTAGCAGAGAATATGGAAGATGCACAAATGTTAATGAATGGTCATGTTAGAATGGCTATTGATAACTTAGCACTTGCAGGTAATCTTGTATTTGACGTAGATGAAGCAAGTTTAGTTCCCGGACAAAACATGGACATCTTTCCGGGCAAAATATTTAGGAGACAATCTGGAGTTACAGGAACAGCAATCAATGGATTGAAGTTTCCAAACACTGCAGGAGAAAATCTACAGATGTACCAAATAAGTAGACAGTTAGCAGATGAAGAAACAGGATTGCCGTCTATCATGCATGGGCAAACTGGAGTGTCAGGAACAGGAAGAACTGCTTCTGGACTTTCTATGTTATTAGGAGGTGCATCATTATCTCTTAAAACCGTTATAAAAAATATCGATGATCATTTACTAAAACCTTTAGGTGAAGCGTATTTTGAATGGAATATGCAGTTTAACAAAGACGCTCCAGACATTGAAGGTGACTTAGAAATAAAACCACGTGGGGTTTCTGCTGTTATGCAAAAAGAAGTTCGCAGTCAAAGACTTACAACATTGTTGCAAACAGTATCTAATCCTATGTTAGCCCCATTTATTAAAATACCAAACCTAATGCGAGAGCTTGCTATTGCACAAGATATTGATCCAGATAGTCTGGTTAATGATGTAAATGAAGCACAAGTTTTTGCAGAAATGTTAAAAGGACTACAAAATGCTCAACAAGAAGCAAGCCAACAAAATCAGCCAACTAGTAACCAACAGGGAAGCGTGGAACAGTCTGGAAGACCACCTGCAGGAGCAGATCCAAATGATGCTCAAGGCACTGGTGGTGGCACAATCGGAACAGGAAGTGTACCGACTGCAGGGGAAGATAACTTCACTGGAAATGATCAAGGGGTTGAAACTTGATTTTGAAGCAACAATGAGGTCAAAACACAGTGGCAACTGAATTAGTTGAAAGATTTATACAAGGTAAATTATCAGGAATTGCTGGTAGTGCTGCAGCAGAAATGACTCCACTGCCAAACACACCATTTTTATCTAGACCTTCTTTAAGTAGAGGTAGAAAGTATAAAGGTAATTTTGATTTTTTTAGTACACAAGCTCCACAGTTATTTGATGAACCAGTAATAGGTTCGGATTCTAAGGACACTGATATTGTTCCTGAAGGAACTATTTTTGAAGGGACAGTATCAACACAAGCACAAGCAGTGCCTGAAGTTGTGCCTTTATCTATGGAAGGTGATTTTTCCCCTGCCGAAAAAAAAGAAACTACATCTTTTTTTAATATTTTTTCAGCACAAAATAAACCAGAAGCTGTTCAAGCTTATGTTTTAGGAAAAGCTGGGGCATATTTTGATCCAAAAACTGAGTTTAATATAGGGACAGGCAAGCCTATAATGACAGACTTAGGTGGAGGATTTAATATGATATTAGGACCTTTAGCTGGAGTTTCAAAATTTGCAGGTAAAAAAGTACACTCAACTCTAGAAAACATTGCGGCCAAAGCTGCATTAGGAGAAAAAGGATTTGCTATAGGAATGTACGATGGTAAACCTGTAGGGTTAAGCACAGGAATTTTTGGTCCTCAACTTACTGGGGTATACGATGAAGCACAGCGAGATACGATAATAAAAGGGTTACAAAATTTAGAAGCAAAAGGAGCAGGTGCAGGAGCATTAGGACAAGCATCATCACAATACAAATCAAGAGATGAAACTATGACACAATCTGATTTTGATTTAAATTTTGAAAAAACTATACAAGACTCAACGCTTAGTAATGAATTAAAAAATAAAATACTTAGGGTTCAAGAACAAGATCCAGTAACTGCAGATATTTTTCCAACAGAGCCAGCACCAGTGCAAGAAACAATTACACAACAACAAACACCAATACAAGAAACAATCACACAACAACAAACACCAGTACAAGAGGATAAAGATCCTAGACCTGCAGATAGTGGTACAAGTTTTAAAGATATTATAGAAAAAGGACAAGAAGCAGGAAAAGGGTATAAAGGGGGTTATGGATTTCAAGAAGGTGGATTTGTAGGAGGACCTGCTGAAAATTATACAGATGCTCAGGGTGTTGCAGATGATATTTCAATGGATGTTAAAGAGGGTTCTTTTATTATTAGGCATGCAGCAGCTGACGAAATAGGCGAAAAAAATGTACGTACTATGATGGAACTTGCTGAAGCTATTGACAAAGAACAAAAAAACGTTAATATAGATTATAAAGAAGGTGGAAAAGTTCCTATAAATATATCAAGAGGGGAAGTTGTTATACCACCTAATTTTGTAGATATTATTGGTATGGATAATTTAGAACGTCTAAATAAATTAGGCGACCCTCCTATACCACAAAATAAAAATGACAATAATTATCAAGATGGTACTTTAGTTAAAGACGAAGGAACAGGCTATGAAATGCCTTCTGAAGAACTTATGGCTAAATTAAAAGAATTTAATAAAAGTTACACTAAAGGCAATTATAAAAATAAAACATCAACACGTAATAGAAAAGAACGAGATAGTTTAATAAATAGTTTAACTGATCAAGAAGCTTTAGCATTAGCTATTTTAACTGAAACTTACGCTTCAAAGACAGGGTTATCTCCAATGCAAAAAATTGGAGATGTTATAATGAACAGAGTAAACGATAAACAATTTGATTTTAAAAATTCTAATACGATTAAAGAAGCATTACTACATAGATCATCTAGGGGGACAGGCAGTAAAATGACTGAAATAGATGGTTTAGAACCTATGTATTTACAAGCAAGAATATCAGAAATTTTATCTGGAAATAACCCAGATGCAATGGGTAAGGTACTTTCAGCTGCAGCAAACACTTTAGATACTGAACCTGATTTAGAAAAATACAGATTACCTTCACATATATTATTTTATGCAAAACCTAGCCAATCTGGGTCTTCATTTCACGATGAAAATCCTTATCTAGAACCTTTGCTAGATGATGAAGGACACATATTTTATGGGCGATTTCATGGTGTTGAAACCATGGGGGATACAACTTATAAAGACAAAGAAGGAAATTTTCAAACTATGGAAACACCTAAAGCGTTTGGTAGTTCAAGAATTGACCCTGATTTTGTTAATGCTTATAAACGTAAAGTCGCACCATAAATTAACTGTCAGCTACCTATACACTAACGTATAGCCCTGATATAACCGAAGCAGCCACCCACAGCCATGTGGCACTGTAAAGAAGGAGAAAATAATGGCAAAAAAAGTACGAGGAGCGAGATCCAACAAACCAAATGATTCTTTTGGTACAGTAAATGACAAGTCTTTATACAGAGGGCAATATCGTGAAGATGTTTGGGCTGATGATGAAGACAATAGTACAGACGAAGTTCAACAGGAAGCAAAAGAAGAAACTTCTAAAGTTGTAGAAACAGAAGAAACTAGTGAAAGTTTTGTAGAAACAGAAAAGCCTGTTGCTACAGCAAATCATGATTACAAAAAACGTTATGATGATTTAAAACGACACTATGATCAAAAGTTGAAAGAACATGCAGAAGAAAAGAAAAAACTAGATGAAGCTATGCAAGTGGCACAAGATTCTGGTATTAGTCTTCCAAAAAGTCCTGAAGAACTAGACGAGTTTAAAACTCAATATCCTGACGTATACGATGTTGTTCAGACAATTGCAACTATGCAAGCTGAAAAACAAGCAAAGGAATTAAAGTCTGAACTTGAAGTTATTAAGAGCCGAGAGAAAAATTTAAAAGTGCAAAGTGCTTATACCGAACTTTTAAATTTACATCCTGACTTTAATAAGATTAGAAAGGATGAAAAGTTTTTAAATTGGTTAGAAGAACAACCAAAGTCTATATCAGACGGAATATTTAAAAATAATACAGATGCTAAATTAGCATCACGTGTTGTTGATTTATATAAAGTAGATATGGGCATATCAAAAAAGGTTGAGTCCTCTCAAAAAAGTTTATCGGCAATTGCTGTTAAATCTCAAAAAGCAAGAGATATAACTTCACAAGGGTCTGATAAAAAAGTTTGGAGGGCATCTGAAATTGCTAAGTTAAAATCTTGGGAATTTGAAAAGGTAGAAGCTGAAATTGATAAAGCACGAGCAGAAGGAAGAATAGATCTTGCATCGTAATAATTTAATTTTAACAACTTTTAAGGAGAAAAGCGATGGCTTTTGACACAGCTGCAGGTTATGCAAACCTGCCTAGTGGTAATTTTACACCGTCTATTTTTAGCCAAAAAGTTCTTAAATTCTTTCGCAGAGCATCGGTTGTAGAAGATATAACTAATACAGACTATGCTGGTGAAATTGAGAACTTTGGCGACACGGTTAATATTATCAAAGAACCAACAATTACAGTATCCTCATACACAAGAGGTTCTGTAGTTAATACTCAAGACTTGGCAGATGACCAGATCACTATGGTCGTTGACCAAGCAAACGCATTTGCGTTTAAGATTGACGATATTGAAGAGCGTCAGTCACACGTTAACTTTGAAGCATTAGCAACATCATCTGGTGCATACTCTCTCAAGAGAAAGTATGATGCAAATGTTTTAGATCTAATGGCAACTAATGCAGGTTTAACTGGTGAATCAGGTGCAACCACAAAACAAATTTCAGGTATCGGAACATTAGGTTCTGCTCTTGACATTGGTGGTGCAACTACTCCGGGAGATACTGCTGTAAATACAATGCTTATAATGGCGAGTTCATTAGACGATCAATCTGTTCCAGAAGAAAACAGATGGTTTGTTGCTCCACCATTATTCTATAAGCATCTATTCTCAGCAGGTGCAAAATTTGCCGAAGTTCAGGTAACAGGCGATCAGACATCACCATTAAGAAATGGTCTTGTGTCTCTTGGTAACATTGCAGGGTTTTCATGCTACAAGACTACAGCATTAAATTCAACTGCAGGTACTGATGAGGTAACAGTATCAGGTCTTGCTACTGATGGTTCTGAAAACATCCTATTAGCTGGACATATGTCTTCAACTGCTACTGCATCTCATATTGCAAAGACTGAAGTAGTTCGATCAACAGAAAGTTTCTCTGACGTAGTTAGAGGACTTCATGTGTTTGGTCGAAAGGTACTCAGACCTGAAGCAATGTGTCGTGCTGTTGTTAGCTTAGATTAAGGGAGGTAGAATATGACTACATATGATCACACCATACCGGGTGGTGGAACAGTTGGACACCCCGGAAATGCCCCAAGACCGTACATGGTTCAATCAAGAATCTTTGATGCGGCTGACCAAAATCTATCAGCTAATGACATCGTGCAGATGATTGATGTTCCTGATAACACAATTGTTATCGGAGGATGTCTCGATGTCTTAGAAGCAGGTGGATCAGGGTTAACCTACGATGTGGGTCTTAGTACCGACATTGACGCTTTTGCTGACGGAGTAGATGGCAATGCTGACGCAATATACCAGTTTAATTTAAAAGCAGCTGGTATTAACACAGTTATTGCGGCTGATGCTATTCAAGTTAAAGCTCTAGGTGCAGGAGTAACTGCAGGTAGATTTAGGGTTATTGCTATCCTTTGTGATATTGGCACAGGACCTAAACAAACTGCTAGTGTTACAACTGGTACTTAATAACATT